CGTTGATATTGGTCTTAAGCGTGTCAATCTCTGGATATAACAGCTTAATCATCGCCACCGCTTCATCGGTGCCGAAAGCGTCCTTGATCTCTTTTTCTTCCATCGCGTCGATAGTGTCGCCATACTTGCCGCGCAGTTCTTCCAAGATCTCAGGCATCGAGCGGATTTGATTATTAGCGTCGATAAACTCTAAGCCGAGCTTATCCGCCGCTTTAGCTGCTGAGCCTAAGAACGCACGGTATTTGGTGGCCGCCTCACTGCCCGACATTGTGGCTTGCAGTTGGCCCAAGATGGAAAGTTGCTCTGAAAATGGAATATTGGCCGACGTGGCCGCCGCGCCCAGGTTAGAAATCGCGGCGCTCATTTGCGAGCCGTCGGTTTTAAACGCTTGCACACTGGACGCAATACCGGCTGAAAAATACTCGCCGAATTTCATATCCTTTTCAGCGTCAGATAGGTTTTTCCAGCCTTTGATAGTTTCCGAGCCAAACTGATCAAACTGCTTGCGGTAAATCCCGTAACCCGACGCAAATAAACTGGTCATTTGTGCGGTGTTGGATTTTGTTGCACCCGCCGTTAACGCCGCAATTTTGGTAAAGGTGCCGACTGCTTCATCAGATAACGACGCAATCCCTGATTTAATGTCGTAACTGGCTTTAATAAATTCAGCTTGCGTGGTGCCTGCCCAGGTATTAGAAAAGTCTTTCGCCTGTTCAGTGATCGCTTTAATGCCAGCGTCATCAATCCCTAGCGATTTAATTTCACCTTGTGCGGTTGCTACTTCACCGTATGCGTTAGCTAGCCGCTGCGCGGTAAATACCGCTGCGCCGACCTTGGCGGTATCCACCGTGGCCGACATACGCATATTGCTATTGCGCTCTTGAATCTTCGCTGTTTGCTGCTGCCGTTTCGCTACATCGGCCAGCTTGCCTTGTTGCTGCTCTAACTGCTGGTTATAACGGGCGGTTTCTTCCCGAATACGGCGCGTTGCATCATTTAGGTTCTTGGTGGAGATCCCCGCCTCACTCATACGCCCGCGCAACTGCTGCAACTCGACTTGCTCGCCTTGCTGCTGCTGTTTAAGCTGCTGCACCTCTTTTGTGGCGCGGTTAAACTCAGCGGTCATTTTGCGGGTCGGATTCGCCGCAGCGTTCATTTCTTGCGACAAGCGCGCAACTTTGGCTTGAGCCTGCTGCAAGGCGACATCAGTTTCAGCCGCACCTAACTTAAGCTTTCTAAAATGCTCAATATCAGCGTTCATTGCGCCGAGCCGTGTTAGTTGCTGCTGACTCTTTTGCACTTCACCGGCCATTTTTTTAGTGGTGTCGGTGACGTTCTTAACCGGCGCGGTGATCTTATCCACCATGCCCATGATCAGGTTAAGCCGTGTTGATTGGTCGGCCATGTTTACCCCACTACAAACAAAAAAAGCAGGGAACTGGTTAGGGTTTCCCTGCTTTTTTCGGATTCTTTGCTTGCTCAACAGCTTGGCTGTGCCGCTTCATTGCGATGGTATGCCAGCGCATTAACTCAGCGATTGACATATTTTCAGTGGTTGACGCATCCCAGCCGGTAAATACCAGATACAGATCCGCTTCAACCTCCATCACATCAGCAGGGGCTATACATCCAAGGCTGCTGGCATGAAAAAAGCGATCACCTCTTGCTGTACCGCTAACAGGTCATCAGGCTCTAAATCATCGAAATGATTAGCGGTAATGTTGGAAATGCGCGGGATCAGTGTGCGGTGCGCGGTAACGCTAGCTTGCAGCACATCAAAGTTATTCAAGCCGCGCAGCTCACCAGCCTTTGGCTTGCGTAAAGTAATTTCTTTGATTTCAGTGTCGCCAGATTTAAGCGGGGTATTTAGTGTTACGGAACGCTTATCCATTTTCGTTATTTCCTTATTTCTTTATTTTTAGCCAATAAAAAGCCGCCCAATTCAGGCGGCTAATATGCGGCAGATTTTTTGTTAAATTACTGCGCCAGGGCGGCGCGGATTTCGTCGTTTCGGTCTTTACCGTTGACACGGAAAACGTTGTTGATCTTGTCGATGTGGATCACTTCTTTGCCGTCGATTTCCATCTCGAACATTTCCACATCAATAGTAAATTGCGATGTGGCGTTGGCTTCTGGTGCCCACTCGTTAAACTCGACGCCGCGCCAGTAGCCTTGCATCCGTACCACAACGGTTTTAATTGCGCCGTCCACATCAACCGCACCACGCACGTTAAAGACTTCATCACGGCTTGAACGGCTGCCGATTAAGTCAATCACTTTGCTGGCATAATCTGAGATAGTCACTTGACACTCTAATTTGTCGAGCTTGCCAGTGTCGCGGCCAATATCACCGGCGACACCTGACATGGGTTGATCCACCATTTTGGTGGTGATACTTGGCAGCGTCAGCGTGTTAGCTAGGCCCGCGTAACTTTCATCCTTAAAAAAGGCGTTCATATCAACCAAAATACTAGGCAATCGTGCGCCCATAATTTACCCCTTACAAAAAAGCCGCAGCGCGAACGCTACGGCGATAAAAATTGACGACAAAGCGAGCGGCTTGCCTTAGTTAAAAACAGCTTCGTTATAGCTGTTATTGATGTGTTGACGGAACGTCATACGCTCAGCTACATCATAGAACCCAAGATCGTAATCCCAATACACCTGACTGGTGCCAATCGCAGCGACGTTAAGCTCTTTATCAAGCCAGCATTCACCACCCGAAATTACATCGCGTGACTTAAGACGGCGCAGCAACTTACCCACATTGTTTTTCACCGATTCGACATATTGCTTAGTCACGTTACGGTCAAGCGCACTTTGGTGCGCATACAGGATTGAATCGCCCACAATGTAACGAATGCGTTGATGTGGCAACATAGTGCCATTTGCCAAGCGGTTGCCCCAAAAGTAAAAGCCGCCATCTTGGTTAATGATGCAACACACGTTATTGCTGTTATAGAGATTGGCCTTGCTGGTTGCTGAACCGATGGTAAAGTCAATCGCTTCGCGGGTGCCGATAATGCCGGAAATTTTGCGGTTAGATGGGCTATTCCAATAACCCTCGTCATTATCCACGCGCACAATATGACCGGCCACCATTGCCGAGGCAAAACGGGTAACAGTTTGGCCGGTGCCATCGACCAACTTAATGCCACCATTCACAAACAACACTTGATCATAGTTTTTCACTTCATTGATCACGTTGCTGTAACCAGTTTCGCTGCCGTCAATGATCGGGATAGCGTTTAACTTAATAGCTACGCTTTCCATCGCCGCACCAACGCCGACTTTATGCGAGTATTCAGGGGCGATAATCAGGCGCGGGCGTACCCCTAATTGGCTTTCAGCAAACAGCAACGCCTTAAGGCCCGTATATAAGCCGGTTTCATTGTCCAGCTCGCCGATAAAATTGCCGAGGGTTTCGGCATCATCTGCGCCATCAGCGACACGGATAACCACCACCACCGCGCCGCCCTGGCTATAAATATCCGTTAGCGCATTGCCAAGGGTGCCCGTTGTTCCCGCGCTAGCGATCATCTTTTCGCTGTTTACTAACACCGGTGTATCAAGCGGAAACACTGTCTCGTCAGCATCAGCAGCCGTGGCGACAAGGCCAATGGTTGACGCGGCCAACACTTCAATCGGGCGTTCAGTATTTTGCAAAAAATACTGTTCCACCCCATGCAGGTAATCTGCTGCCATTGTTTAGGCTCCTATTTCTAAAAAAATCCCCGCACAAGGCGGGGCAACATGAAATTGGGATTTCTCCCGATTGGATTTAGTAACTACCACGGCCAAACAGCCGCACGGCCAACCATGCAGTGCGGGCCTTTAAATACCCAACACCAAATTTTCTAGCTGTTATAAAAAAAGCCGCATCTGCGGCTTTCTTAGTGTTAATAGCATTTTGATAATGCCAATCATGGATGATGGAGGCTTCAAACAGCTTGCCGGTAGGTGATGCAAACCACCACAAAAACCGAGGAACGCTAGCACCATCAGTTTCAAATCCCGCAGGGATAACGCCGAACGGTGTCACCCACGCTTCAGCTAGTCGCCAGCGCCATGCAGTGACGCGGTAAAATTTTCGGGGTCTATTCAGCGACGGAGATTGTAAGGCCGTCAAACTGGAATTTCTGACTTTCTTGGAGATACACATTAATTTGTTCCTATATCCCTTGCCATTGCCTGATTTATCAAAGGCTTGATGTATGGCTGTGTGAGGGTAGCGGTTTACTCTGTGGTTTGTTCTTGGGTAGCGACCACTTGCGACTGTAGATAATCTGCTAGTGTAATATCGCACGCTAATGTTTTAGTCCCGGCATAGTTACAGATGAGATAACGTTTATCCTGATAAGTAACAATTTCAACACTGGTAAACATTGAAATATCGTCTGGATAAACAACTATTGCTCCGTCCCTGACTAATGGAATAATCACTTTAGGCATTGTTTAGCTCCGTATATATATCTTCTATTAATCTGACAGTATCATTTTTATCGAAAAAATAAGAGCCTGATTGACTTCCAGAGACATTTGACAATAGAGTCATATATACGCCATCCATCCATTCATATATACCAGAAAGATAGCTATACCAAGACACAAAATTTGTTTTAGTAATTGAAATCAAGTCTCTATTATCT